GTTTAAACGTTATTGGAAAGAACTTATTCGTTGGCTACCAGAAGGTTGGCTTCAAACAAGGACAATTACTATGAACTACGAAAATCTTCGCAGTATTTGTCACCAGCGAGAAGGCCACAAATTAACTGAATGGCATAGTTTTATTATTTGGGCGAAAACGCTACCTTATGCGGAACAATTCATCTTCGGGCAACCTGTTGCTTTTAATTAAAAAATTTGTTATAATATAATTACTGGAATTGAAAGGTAATTAAAAAATGAGAACTGAATTTTTAAATTTTATTGACGAATTAATTAAACATGATGAAGATTTTGCTAACAGTATTATGAATGATGATATTAAACAGTATCTTGAAATTCTAAGAACAGAAAAACCAAATAATCCAGAAATCACTGATAATGGTAAGATTATTCTGAAATACATGCAGGATAATGATGTAAGAATGGGTAAGGCTAAGGATATTGCTGATGGGCTTGGAATCTCTTCTAGGGCCGTGTCTGGTTCGCTGAGAAAGCTCGTTACAGATGGTTTTGTTGAAAAAATTAGTAAAGAACCTGTTATTTATGCGATTAGTGAAAAAGGAAGAAATTATAAAATTGACTAAGGAGAATTGAAATGAAAAAGAGAATGATTAATACAACAAGAATTGAAGGTGTATTGTATCAGCATAGCCTTGAATTAAAGGTTTCTGGCCCCAATTCTAAAAAGCCTGGAACAGAATTCATTTCTGGTAATATTGAAATCGCAACAAATGATGCGATGACAAATATCGTTCCAGTTCATTTTACCTATGTAACGGCTACAACCGCACAGGGTAAGGAAAATGCAACATTTACAACATTAAAGGGTATTATTGATAAGAAGATTGGATGCTATACAGATCCAGATGTAGTGGATAAGGCGGCAAAAGTTCGTGTTGATTCTGCTATTGGACTTAATGAATTCTATTCCAATAGAACAGGTGCGGAAGAACTTGTTTCTGTAAAGAGAAATGAAGGCGGATTTGTTCACGTTGTTCAGTCTATTAGTGAAAATGAAGCGCAGAGAAGCACTTTTGAAGTCGATATTGTTATTGTTGGAGTTAAGGAGAAGGATGCTGTTGTTGACAATAATGGTAATGAAACTGCTCCTGCAAAAGCAATTGTTAATGGACGTATCTTTAATTTCAGAAACGATATGCTTCCAGTAGAGTTCTCTGTTGTTAATCCAAAGGCTATTGATTACTTTATGGGTCTTGAAGCTTCTATGAAGAATCCTATTTTCACAAAGATTCGTGGTAAGATTGTTTCCGAACAGATTACAAGATATATTACTGAAGAGTCTGCGTTTGGTGAAGATAGTGTGCGCGAAGTGCAGTCTTCTAACAAGGATTTCGTAATTACTTGGGCTGCTCTTGATCCATATGAATTCGGTCTTGAAGAAACAATTACAATGGAAGACCTTAAAACAGCGGCGCAGGCTCGTGAGAATACTCTGGCAGAACTCAAGCAGCGTTCTGATGAATATAGAGCAACTCGCTCTGCCGGTGCTAATGCAATTGGCGCAACTACTGTCCCGAAGGACGAAGAATATAAGTTCTAATAGGAGGATACTATGGCGATAAATCTATTATCACTTGAACCTCATAAGGTTTCTCGCGATTTGTCTGGATATATCACATATGTATATGGCATTCCGAAGGTTGGTAAAACAACCTTCGGGGCGCAGTTCCCAGGCTCCCTTATTCTTGCTTTTGAGCGAGGATATAATGCTCTTCCAGGCGTTATCGCGCAGGATATTACAACTTGGGGAGAATTTAAACAGGTTCTTCGTGAACTTAAAAAGCCAGAAGTTCAGGCAGTTTATAAGTCAATTATTATTGACACTGTAGACATTGCAGCATCCCTCTGTGAAAAATATATTTGTAATCAGTTAGGTATTGAAAACATCGGAGATGGTGGTTGGAGTACCAATGGCTGGTCTAAGTATAAGAAAGAATTTGAAGATTCTTTCAGAACAATTACTCAGCTCGGATATGCGGTATGCTTTATTTCACATTCGGCTGATAAAACATTT